GGTTGAACCTATGTTGGGTAAGAAGAGGAATCGGCAATGAATAAAATCAAACAAGGCAAGATCAAAGATTTGATCTTAGATCCACAGAATGCCAACCGGGGAACTGAGCGCGGCTATCAGGCGCTTGAAGAATCTTTGCAACGATACGGCGCGGGACGCAGCGTGCTCGCCGACAAAAACGGCGTAATCATCGCGGGAAACAAGACCGTGGAGAAAGCCGGGGAGATCGGCATCGAGGACGCTGTATTCGTCCATACCCAAGGCGACCAATTAGTCGTCGTTGTGCGTGACGATCTTGATTTGAGCACGGACCCAGAAGCGCGGGCGCTGGCGATTGCCGATAACCGCGTCGGCGAACTGGACCTCGATTGGGACGTACCCGCCCTGGTGGAGAGCGTGAAAAACCTGGACGCGCTGGAGCCGTTTTTCTACCAGGAGGAGATCGACAATCTACTAGCATCCGCCGCCGATTCTATCCTCCTGGAGGAGGACACCAAGGAGGATGTATCCAACGGCCCGGCGATCGTGGCGAAACTCACTATCCCCCCCCGTGCATGGCTGGTCAACCGGGACGAAATCACGCAAGCGTTCGAGCAACTCTGCGAGCAATACGGGATAAAAATGGAATGGCCGGACTGACAATCGGAAAACTCATATTCGGCAAGGACGATTTCTTCTATGGATTGGAACTGTGCCTGCATAAAGCAGGCCGGACCGCATACCCGGTCAACGAAAAGACTGTTCATGGCTGCGATGTGTTGCTCGTCTCCCTGTTTTGGTTTCTGGACGTGTATCACTTCGAGCGGTTCCTGCGCGAGAGCGGTCTCAAACACCGCAAGGGGAGACCGATCATCATCGCCGGTGGAATGCAGTGCACGGTCACACCGCGATTGATCGCGGAGATGGTGGATTATGTTTTCATCGGCGATGGAGACGACTATCTAGGGATGATCCTCGACCAGATCGAAGCCGGAGAAACGCCGCAGTGTGAATACCTGATCAGCAGGACAAGCGAAAAAATACCCGAACCGGCGGAGTGTCCGCCTTCGCCGTTCGCCCAGATACAAGGCAAAAAGCGGCCTATCCTTCGGATTGAGATTGCTCGTGGCTGCAAGTACAAATGCCAGTTCTGCCTGTTGAGCGGCCTAAAATCATACCGGGAAGTGGACACTGACGCGATCCTCGGACTGCTGGACAAGTATCCGAAATGCCCCGTTAGTCTATTCGCGCCCGAGCGCGCCCTGCATAGCGGATGGAGCCTTATTCAAGAAAAGATCAAGCGGCAGGGCCGAATGGATCTCGGTCAAGATGTGCGTCTGGAAAACATCGACACGATCCAGAAGCATAGCGTAACGTTCGGATTGGAAGGCATCTCCTACCGCCTGCGGAAGTCGATCAATAAGCCATTCAAAGAGGATTATATTCTCGAAAAACTTGGCCGGTTTGTCACAAATGCCAAACGGATCGCCTTCGTCTCGATCTATTTTATCGCCGACCTTCCGGGCGAGGATCAATCCGATTGGGACGAGTTGCGCCGCTTATTCGAGCGGATCGAGGCGGAAAACTGGAGCCGGATGCTTACTCTAAAGCCCGTCCTAAATCCGCTATCGCCCAAGCCGTTCACGAAACTACAAGACGCTGTGATTCATCCGTTCAGGCCATATGGAAAAATCTGGAAGGATTTCCTCCGCAAGGGTGACGCCGGACAATGGGGATTCCGCATTGTGGAGACTATGGTATGGGACTGCCATCTGCGGATCATGGACGCGCTGGTTCACCGAGGAGGCCCGAAAGCCTACCAGGTGATCCAGAAAATTCCGTCATCCATCCTAGGGAGAAACGTTCCCACGACGATCCGCAAGCAGTTATCTTGGGAACTCATTCGGGCGGCCCATAACGCAGGCATCCCGGAGGAAATTTTCGGCGAATTGGAGTAAAAAGAGATTAAGAGCCGTCCTTCGGGGCGGCTTTTGCTTTTGCGAAACACCGTGAAACGTTTCAGTAACGTTTCAGAAACGTTTCTGTAACACCGTTGAAACATGCACGTAACGCCGTTGTAATATACCTTTTTTCAGGATATACAGAAATTTCCTTTTATGGCTATCAAATCAAAAAATAATGTTCTGATCTAAACAATATATTACAAAAGCATTACAGTAACATTATAAAAAAAACACAAAAAGCGGCAAACATTTCCTATAAAAACGGTAGTGAAACGTTTCAGTAACGTTTCAGTAACGTTACCGAAACGTTTCAGTAACGTTACCGAAACGTTTATGTAACAATTTTGTAACGGCCCCAGATACAGATACAGATACAGATACAGATACAGAGAAGTACTTCCCCCCCCCTATAGTCCCCCCCCTCTAGCGAGTGGGGGGGGATGTGTGTGCGCTGGTGAAATCACGACCCAAAACTTTCATCGAAAAAAGAACACACTTGCGTTTATGTTGCACTAGATGTAATATTCCGATCGAAGACCACACCGAAATGGTGAAATGAAATGCAAGCAAAACGCAAAACCGGGAAACATCCGGGCGGACGGCCACAGAAACTCACCCAGCAGATCCAGGACACCATCGTCGCCGCCATCCGGCATGGTAACTACATCGAAACCGCCGCCGCCATGGCAGGAGTACACAAGGACACTTTCTACAACTGGCTCTATAAGGGGGCCAACGCCAAAGAAGGCGACAAGAAGAACCAACCGTACAAAAAGTTTTCCGACGCAGTACAGGAAGCCCTTGCCGCTTCCGAGGCGATGGCGGTCGCCGCGATCAACAAAGTCGGCGAACCGCACGACGTGGTAAAGATCCGAACCGTCCGCAAGCCGCTCTACGAAAACGGCAGGCCGGTTCTCGATGAGCAGAAACGCCAGGTTTACATCGAGGAGACCGTCACCGAGCATACCCGCGAAACCGATTGGCGCGCGTTGGCCTGGCGTTTGGAACGGCGCTTCCCCCGGCATTGGGGACGGCGTGAATTCCTGGAAGCCACCGTGACCGAAAAGCCCGTGGACGAGATGTCCGACGCGGAGATCGACGCGGAATTAACCGAAATCCTGGAAAAGGCTGAACTAACGAAATGATTCCCGCAGTAGCGTTGCCGCAAGGAATTACCCCACAAGGGCTGAGCAACCTCCCGCTCCCGCTGAAGCGCCGGGCACTGGAGTTGCTGCGCGCCAAGGCGACGCGCCGGGGTGACGCCTGCCGCTACTACTCTCCGCTCCCTAGCACCGCCGGATTCCACCGCACGACGAAGCGCTTCGCGATCATCTTCGGCGGGAACCGCTCAGGCAAGACCGAAAGCAACATGGCGAACGTCGCGCTGATCGCCAGGGGCCTGCATCCCTACTTCCGGGACCGAAAATTCAAGTTGATCTGGGTAGCGACCAACACGTTCGACATGGTCGCCAACGTGCTCTGGCAAGAAAAACTCCAGCGTTATATCCCGCCGTCCGAGATCGAGAAGATCGTCTGGCACAACAAGGCGCGCAACTGCCCCGGCGAGATCGTCGTCAAAGGCACCGGCACGAAAATCCGATTCAAAGCCTACGAGCAGGGCCGCGAGAAATTCCAAGCAGCCAGCGTGGACCTGATCGCCCTGGACGAGCAATGCGACCAGGCGATCTGGCAGGAGTGCCAGATGCGCGTCGCCGACAATCGCGGATATATCCGGCTTTCCTGCACGCCGATCATCTACCAGGACTGGCTTGAAGCCATCGCCAACAATCCGCCCGACGACTACTGGGTTGGCTACGCCAGCCTCAACGACAACCGCCAGTCACGCGGCGGCTACGTCCCCGACGAGGTGATTGACGGCCTGATCGCCGAGTGGCCCGAGTCGATCCGAATTACTCGCGTCGAGGGGCATTTCGCCGCGTTCGAGGGCGCGGTATTCCCGCAGTGGGACGCGCAAATCCACACCACCACGCCCCGCGATCTGCCCCGCGAATGGGAGCACTACGTCTTCGTAGACTTCGGGTATTCCAACCCCTTCTGCGCGCTGCTGGCGGCCCGTGACCCCGACAACTGCTGGTGGTTTATCGCCGAGCACTACAAGCCGCATATGCTTCTCCGCGATCATGCCGCCGTGCTGAAGGAGTGGCAACGGAAATTCAAGATCCAAGCCTTCATCGGCGACCATGACGCCCAGGACCGCGCCGAACTGGAATCCTTGGGAATCAGCGTGAAGCCCGCGCAAAAAGACGTGCTACGCTCGATCGAGGTGATGGGCGGAGCGTTGAACGTGCAGCCCAACGGGCGCACCGGCATCCAGGTGTTCAAGCCCATGGCGGGCGACTGGCGCGGCTGCCCAAATCTGATCCGCGAGATCCCGGCCTACCGCTGGGCACCGGCGAGCGCGACGCGCAACGCCCGTGAAGAGCCGATCAAACTGGACGATCACGCCGTGGACGCCGCGAGGATGGGGATTTACACGCTGCGCCGCGATATTCCGCGTGGAGCGCGGGGAGGTAGCCTAGCCTGATGCCCGTATCCGCCATGCCGACATTCATACCGCCCGCCGAGAAGAAGGAACTCATGAAGTTCCTTCGCTCCCGTCATCCGTATTGGGAGGCGAACCACAAAATGTGGACGCTCTACGGCTCGATCAAGCGGCGCGAGATCGACGAGCCGAACGTCCTGGTGCGCGGCGTCTTCGAGAGCGAGGCTGAATTCAAGAAGCGCATCGAGTTGTCGGCCTTCATCCCGGAGAGTTCCAACATCGTCGAGCGGGTGATGGGATTCATCGCCCGCCAGGATTGCGAACGTGACCTGAAGGGCCAGGAAGCGGCGCTGAAGCCTTTCATCGAGAAGGCGAACAAGCGCGGCCATGACTTGCGCCGCGTGACGCAATCGGCGCTTGACTTCGCGTTGTACCAGAGCGCCGCCTACCTGCTGATCGACGCCAAGCGGTTAGCGACGCCCGAGAAGATCGACTCCGTGCTCAAGCTCGAGCAGGCCCTGGGCGAACCCTACGCCGTCCACTACAAGCCCGAGCAGGTCGTCAACTGGGACATCGCCGAGGATGGTTCGCTGAACTGGATCCTGCTGCGAGAGGAAGTGCAGCGGCAAGACCCGTTCTCCAATCGTGAGAACCTCATCGTCTATCGCTTCTTCGAGCGCAACTTTTCGTGGGTATTCAAACTCTCCCCGAAGAAGGACGCCACCGCGCCCGTCAACGAGGAACAGAAAGAGAATCAGCTCGTCACGATCGACGAGAAAAAAGAGGACACGTTCGAGATCGTTACAGACGGCCCGCTCGGGCATCACGTTGGCATGGTGCCGCTCGTCCAGGTGATCCCCTTCCAGGGCGATTTCGAGGTTCCCATGCAGGGCGTTTCTTTTATCAAGACCGCCGCCCTGCTGGACATCCAGGCGTTCCGCGTGGAAAGCGATTTCCACTGGTCGATGTTCCTGCACCTGCATCCGCAACTCGTGATCAAGACCGCGACGGCGAAGAGCGTGCAGGCCATCACGACCAATAGCGCGATCATCCTCAATCCGGACGAGAACGAGGACGTGTTTTACGTCACGCCGCCGTCCGTGGTATTCGACCAGGCGCGGCAGACCATCCGCGAGGCCCGCGAGAACGCCTGGATCCAGACCGGACAGGACGCCGCGTCCCGCATAACCGAAGGCCGCATAACCGAGCAGAGTGGCGTCCACAAGCGGCTTTCGTTCGAGATGGCGGAAGCGCCGATCCTCAACCACCTCTCCGACGTGTTCGCCAAGGCGCAGGCCGATTGCCTGGAGATCGTCGCCCGCTACAAGAATCCGTCAGAGAATCCCGGCCCCGAGACCCGGATATTCACCGGCACGGTCACGCACCGGAAAAATTACGACTCGATCTGGGTGAACGATTTCATCGCCACGCTGAAAGAGGCGCTGCCGCTTATCCAGCACAGCCCAACGGCGGCGTCCAAGGCCATTCTGCGCGCTGCCCGCGCTCTGCTCGACAACCCGGATGATGACACCATCCAGCGCATCACGGACGAGCTGGAGGGCGCGAAGGAATATCTCGACGGTGGCGTCGAGGTGCTGATCACGTGGCTCGAACGGTTGAAACTGCTGGGCTATCCCAGCCCCGAGTTCATGAAGCAACTGTTCGCTGCCGTGGCCCGCAAACTGGTCAATGACGACGAGCAGAAAGCGATCCTGGAAGAGATCCTGACCGAGATCGAGGAAGGAACCGAAGAGTCCCTGGCGCAGCCGGACGCCTTTGACCGGCAGATCGAAAACGAGGAAACCGACGGCTCGGCGGGGCAGGAATAACGAGGGTTGCCCGCCCGCGTTCTCCGCCCTGCCGCGCCGACCAAATAATCGAAAGGGTGCACCCCGATGAAATGGTACGACCGCATTCTTTACGCTCCCGACGGTGACGGCGGGGGCGGCACCGGCGACGGCGCCGGAAAAACCAAAGCCGACGACAAGGGAATCTCCAAGGAAGTGGTGCAGGAAATGATCAACGCGGCCATGGTTGACACCACCAAGCGCATTCTCAAAAAGACCGACGCGCTGATCAAGGATAGCATCTCGACCATCACCGCCGATGATTCCCCGCTCATGCAAAAGCTTGCCACGCTCGAAAAATCCGTGAGTGGCAAGAAGGAAAGCGCGAAGAAGGACGCCAGCACCGCGACGGAAATCCCCGACGACGTGCAGGAAAAACTCGCCGCGCAACAGAAGCAAATCGAGAAAATGCAGGCCGCCTTGCAGAAGGCGGAGAACGAAAAGAAGGCCCGCGAGGAGCAGGACCGCGCCAACAAGCGGCGTGCTCATCTCAACGAATTCCTGGACAAGCAGGGATTCAAGACACGCGCCAAGGCGGTCGCCGCCCTTCACTGGTCTGACATCAAGTGGGAGGACGACGGCTCCGAACTCGGCAAGCCGGTGATCCGCAACAGCAAGGGCGAAGAGGTCTCCTATCAGGACTACATCGCCCAGGAATTCGTCAAGAGCGACGAGGGTAAGGACTTGCTCGCCGTCGATGTGGCGAAGACCGGCAGCGGCGCGGGCGAGCATGACACAGGTATTCCCGGCCTGATTATCAAATCGGGATCCATCCCCGATCCGTCCAAAATGACGGACGAGGAAATCGAGAAATCGTTTGCGGCGCTCGTGAAATAGCGCCCCAAATCGTGAGGTGATCCAAACATGTTGAAAACTACCGATACTGGCGTCAGCGGCCAGCAGTATTACGGCGCGTGGCTCTCGCTTAACGTGGCGAAGAATCATGTCCACCGTAATTTTGCCGAGCAAAAACCTATTGTCCCCAATAGCGGCAAGAAGGTCGTGATGCGCTACTACGACAATCTGCCTGTCGCGGATACTCCCCTCGTCGAGGGCGTGACGCCCACGGGCAGTGATCCCGTGCTCCATGAGGTCGAAATCGCTGTCGCTTCCTATGGCGATTACATCGACGTGTCCGACGAGGTCGGCCTGTTCGACCGCGACGGCAATGTCCTGGTCAACCCCAACTCGGCGCAGAACGTCGTGCTCGTCGGCGAGCAGGCGAACGACACGCTCGACACGCTGGCCCGCGATAAGATGTTCGCGGGCAGCAGCGTATTCTACGCGGGCGCGCCCAACGTGGACTCCCGCGACGGGATCGCCCTGACGAACAAGGTGAGCGTGGCCGATTTCCGCATGATCGTGCGCACGCTCATGCTCAACAAGGTGAAGCCCATCACCACTATGATCCAAGCGTCCGTGGGCCAGCAGACCAGCCCCCTGCCGCCCTCCTACATCGGCTTCGTGGGCGCGATGACCCTCCACGACCTGACCCAGCTGACCGGATGGATCGGCGTGCACAAGTACGCCAATCCCGGCGCGGCCTTGCCGGACGAAATCGGCGCGCTGACCGACCTGGACGGGCGGGCCATCCGCTTCATCTACTCCGAGAATGACAAGGTGTTCGCGGGCGCGGGCGCGAGCGGCATCGACGTGTACGCCAC